GACACTCCAACCTCATAATCACCAGATAATATCTTTAGGTTCGAGATATTTAGTACATAATCTCGATCGCCACCAAGATGATTACCTGGTACTTCGATATCAAAAGTATTACCAGTAGCACTTTCGTTATCAAAAATAGTTAACATGACACCATTGTCATGTTTTGAAATACGCATACTAGTATGACCTAAGGCACTAGCTGCTTTTTTCAACTTGTTAAGATCTTCCTGAGAAAGTGTAAACGTAATTTCATGATCAGTCATATTACGAGCATTGTCAATCATTTTTTCACTTGGGGTAGTGACCATCTCAGGATTTGTAAAATAATAACGAACCTTAGAACGACCAGACGAATCATTAATTGTGACAGATTGTTCTTCAAAAGCCAATTTAGGTTCATTAACCAAACCCATAACACCTAGGAACTCATTAAGATCGTAGATGGCTAGGTTTTGTCCAAAGGATTCATTAATGGTTGCAGAGGATAAAATGTTCTTAGCCTCAGCAATTGTCATTAGTGTATTGCCTTCACTAATCATAATATTTGAGTTAATGGCAGCATAGTTTTTAAGGACTGCCATAGTTGTTTCAGATAATTGCATACTTAGCTCCATTCATTATATAGACTATTATATCCTATTTCATAGGGTTTGTAAACCATTAAGCTGCCACTTTACTAAAGTTTTTTTCTTTTTTAAACTCTAGTTTACGAGCAAACTTACTTTCAAGAATCTCACCTTTATGAGAGATAACAAATGTATTGGTATCATCCTCAAGGGTATCAAGTATCTTCATTAGATTATCTACACCCTCATGGTCCAGACTTGAGTCGAATGTCTCATCAAGGATGAGTAGATTAGTGGCCACTGAGTTCTTCATCTTAGCTATCATACGCCAACAAAACAAAAGAGCCAAATCAATACGTTGCTTTTCACCTTCAGAAAACGAATCATATGAAAAACTATCACGATGACGTGATCTAATGGTCTCATTGAAACTCTCATCCAAATCAAAGTGGACAAAGAAATCAAGAATTTGTAGATAGTTATTACTTAGTTTATTTATGACTGGTAGATATTGTTTGATGACTTTTGTTTTAATACCAGTATCTTTTAACATCTCACTCATAGCTATATTATAAGTTTGCTCTTCACTCATCTTGAGTTTCTGTTCCATAAGAGCATCTTTAATAGCCGTAAGTTTATGTAATTCTTCTTCGTCACCATCTGAAGTTTTGGCTATATCTAATTCACTTGAGATATCTCGTATACGTCTTTGCAGCCTGGTGATCTGCGAATTGTTAGCATGAATATCGGAGGATCTCCGTCGAAGTTCTTCTGTAGCGTCATTGACCCGTCTAAGAGCCTGTTCCAGATTAGCCGACTCTTGAGTGGCATGTTCCATTGCTTTCTGAAGTTCTTTTGCACGATCTTGTGAGGCTCGTAGTTTTTGGTTTTTGAAATCCGGATCAATACTTTGGGTACATGTTGGACACGTGTCATTAGTTTCATAGAACTTCGCATCCTTGACGACTGTGCGAATTTGCTGTTCAAATGTACTCTTGAACGTTGCGAGTTGCTGTTTCTTTTCTTGGGTTTTAGCAAATTCTTCTTCAAGGGTTTGTTGATTTCCCTCCAACCAAGACGAGTGTTCAGCATTCTCGGACTGTAAACTTTCGATTTCCATACTGATAGTTTGGATCTCACCTTGTTTCTCTTTTTTGGCATTTTCGTTTAATGCCTTCAACTCACGTAAAAACTTTTCTTGATTTTTAATTTTGTCTTTAGTAAGCTCAAGTTGATAATCGTTCTCTTTAATAAGATCTCGTAACGTAGTTAGTTTTTCTTTTAAGATTGAATTCATTTTAGAAAATACGTTAATATCTAATAGATCCTCAATAACATCACGCCTATGCTGAGCAGATAACTGCATGAAAGGAATAAAACTGCTACTACCTAATACTACAATTTGATGAAATGATTTATGGTTAAGCTTTAAAATATTTTGCTCAAGGATTTGTTGGTATTCTCTACTATGAGAGTCTTGATTAATCATTATACCATCTTTCCAAATTTCAAATATAGTTGGCTTAATACCACGTACGATCTTAAACTCAGTTTTACCAATTTGGAATAATACTTCAACTAAACAATCACGATTGTTTATTGTATTTACTAATTGAGGTTTATTAATATTACGATGTGGTCTACCAAATAAACCAAAGGCCAAAGCATCAAGCATGGTTGACTTACCTGATCCATTTTGTCCTACAATAAGTGTAGTCTTTGAAGATAATAGATCGACTTCAGTCCACGTGTTTCCAGTAGATAAAAAGTTTTTCCAACGAAGTGTTTTAAAAAATATCATAATTTCACCACTATGTTGCCAGCAATAGTTATACGATCTTGAGAAGATTTGTTCTCTGTCACATGATGTTCAAGGTTACCATCAAAGAAACATATGGTACCTTCAACAGAATCGTGAACATATTTGTTGAAAACTAAGTCACCACTATTTTCAGGTATGTCCACAAAATATACAAAAGTAATACAATCACCGTGTGTATGAGGTTCTTGAAATCCACCTGGTGGATACTTATTAATCCAATGGTGGATTTTCTCTACTTTATCGTCAAAATGTTTTTCAAAAACTTTGAGGATCTCAGTATTGAGATACATGAGTTGCCAACCATTGTTGACTTCTTTATCTATAATGTCACAAACAGAAAGCGGATAGCGGTTATGACTATTCATTTCATAAGCCGCATCAATTACTTTTTGTTTGATAGATCTATGTATCGGTAATTTATCCGAGATCAACCCAAACACCGTTGGCATAACCTTGGAACTTATGCTCAGTAGAATTGTAAATAAACATGCCATTTACTGGAGTAAGAGCATCACGTTCGGCAGTTGTTTTACCACCAACAATCATATAGCCTTTGACTTCTAAATCAACTTCAAATACCATATCATTTGTTTCAGTATCCACATAGCTTACTGCTTGTGGATGCATACCTTCAGGTTTTGCCATTACGAAATCTCCAATGTTTGTGCTTCAGTAAGAAGGTTTCTCATATTAACTTTCAACTTATCTTTATCAAGATCTGTATCTGTAGCTTCGATATAATCATCTAGCATTTCACCAGTGTCTTCCATAGTTACTGCCTCATCGTCAATTTGATTGCCCATAAACTCGTTAAAGTTCTCAGCAATCTTTAATTCATGTATTGGCCTATCTTGTATTCTATCAACAAATCGATCAAATGTAAATAGGTCTTGTTTGTTTATTACAACTATTTTTACGAACTTTTTGTCACATATACTTACATCAAAATTGTTATAATCTTGGTTTCGATCGTCATATATGATCCTTTGATATAATGTAAATGGATTAAGGATAGGAGTTAGTTCTCTTGTCTCAGTATCGAGTATGTGGAAATACTTTGGATCATGAGCATCAGACCACATAAATTCCATCTGATTTCCTAGATAATGAATATTGCCTTTAGTTGACTTGGTATGATAATGTCCTGTTAATACCATTTCAAATCTTTTAAATAAGGCTGGATCCAATCCACCATGAGATGGCACACCCTTCATCATATCAAATCCATTTAATTCAAGATGGGCACCCATAATATCAGCTTTACAATTTTTAATAAATGACATAGACTGATCATGATTTTCTGAATTAATCCACGGCAAAAGTGCCATTTTAAGCGAACCATATTCCATTACTGTAGGTTCCATAACAATATGGACTTCATTCATATAATGACCTAAGAGTTCTTTTAACGCATTCAAATCATTCGTATTCTTATAAAATACGTCATGGTTACCAGGAATAATATCCATAGTAATTTTATATTCTCTTAGCTTTGAAAGAAATACTTTACGATTATGATTTAATGATTTAAAATTGATATACTTTCTATTCTCATAATAGTCGCCAAGGTGTACTATATGATTAATATTATTCTCTAACAAATATGGAAAAAATATTTTGGAATAGAAATCTGTAGCGTTATCCATAAAAATCTCAGAAGAGTTACGAATACCACAATGCGTATCATTTAATAGAGCAATCTTCATCCTAATATTTCTCCAAGATCTGAATCACGTGCTGAAGTTTTTGTATTTCTCTTTTTTTCACGTTTTACTATTTCAGCTATTTCAGCATCTTTAATTTTAACATTTTCAATACGAGATTTTAATTGGTCTACATAACTCGATAATACTACACTAGCATCGCCAGTAACATCACCACCAATAAAGTCATCAATAGGAGAATTAAGCATATATTTTATTTTAATATCTTGCTGTTTCTTTTCTTTTTGAATACGACGAAGAAATGCATACCAACATATTTGCGTAAAATAAGCAAAGGCATTAGGCTTTCCTGTACGCGTGGCCGCGTCTATATCATAATTCTCTATTGCTTTAAGGCAGTTCTCTACAGCATCCATGACCATTTCTTCACGATATGTGTATCGTATAAAATTAGATTTGTGAGAGAGACCTTCAGCTATTTTCATAAAGCACATGGCTATATAATTAGGTACTTTTGGAAGGTGGTCTTTATTTTTTCTATTTTCATTAAGAACAGTCACATAATCTACTACAGCCTGAGAAAACTTAGCGTTATTGACGTAATGAGGTCTGTCCTTTGGTTTCATATTAAAGCTCCTAGCTTATCTTACTAGTATATTATACACTAGTTCAGAGGAAAAGTAAATCACTTTTTTTTAATTTTAGGGGTTTACAAATGTCAAAAAATGTGATAGAATAAACTGTTGTTTGGGAGAGAGGGGATATACCAATTTAGTGCATTTTTTTTGGATCTAACTTAATTACATTATTAGTTGGTAAAATATCTTCATCATCTTCTTGCTGTTCCGCGGCGGCCATAGCTTCTACAAATCCAATATAATGTTTTCCAATTATAGGAGATGGCATCGCCATTGTAACAACATGTTGTAAATTAAGTGTACAAACAGGATTACTAGTTTGTTGGAAAGACATAAATGGTCTCACACTAAACATACGTGTTCCTTGGTCGTAATCTTCTTCTGTAATTATACTTATAGGATTTTTTAGAATGGCTGCGCCACCAGGATGATCAGGCCATTCAATTATTTCCGCAATTATTTCTTCTCCATTTGAGAGGATCATCTGTTTAATATTTTTCATAATGGCACCTCGTATATTTTGAAGTTAAATTTTTCTTTAGCATATAGTTTAACTCTCTCTGCTGAGCGCTCGAGTGCAAAGTTTTTTCTTCCCCTCCAATGTAAATCGTCGGCAATATCATATAGTGTAGTGGATCTACCATCATCAGATTTACGAAGTCCTCGCCCAATACTTTGTAACACTCTGATCTGCGATTTAGAAGGCGAGGCAAATATAATATTATGCAGATTCCTTATATTTATACCTGTAGAAAAAGTTCCTAAACTAGCAACAATAATAGAATTTTTTTGGCCATCTACTATTTTTCGAATAGCTTCGCGATCACTTGTTTCTGTACCACCAGATATAAAATATATTTTTCTTTTTTCGTGAGCTCTATCTTTAATCATATTATATAAAGGTACACCATGCTTTTCAACAAAATTATATAACACAAGAGAATTACCATCAAGATCAAGAGTCAAATTAGTAATAAAGCTATTTCGTTTTTCATTTGTTACTATATAATCAAGTTCACTTTGATAGTCCTGCTTGCCAAAATTTTTCCTGACTTCTTCTGGATGTTTCAGTATTAGGACTTTAATATCTAGTTGAGCAAGGGTATCATCATCCTGAAGTTTTCTTGTTGTAGTAACATTATAGATTTTACCAAACAAACCCTGAAGCACAAGTTCGTGTGTTTGTGATCCATCCAAAGTACCGGTAGTACCAAATCTATATTCAGCCTCACAGCATTTATTCATAATAGTTGTAAGAGATTTAGATTTAAATCCATGGCATTCATCACCAAATACAGCACCAAATTGCTCAAAATACTTCGGGCCAAGTTTATATATTGATTGCCATGTAGACACTATAACGTCTTTATCTGTATTTTTATCTTTACCGGAATATATTCTATGGACATTATTAGCCACATCAAATCCATAGTCTTCAAAATCAGTATACATTTGTTGAACTAATGAAGTAGTAGGTACAATAATAAGTACTTTTTTATTATGATTAATCTTATCTAAATAATAGCGCATTGCTGTGTATATAATAAGAGATTTACCTGATCCGGTAGGAGATACAAGTACAGCTCTTTTGCGATGCAATGCTTCACATATAGCATCAAACTGATATTCGCGGATGTCTATAGATTTACCACGCGATCTCAGATTCAGCGATTTTACATAATCATAGACTTCACTAGCATTAATGCTAAGAAAAGAATCGGGTCTGCCATAATAAGTGTCATCCTCAACCTCTATCTGATATTGTCTAGGTTTACAGAATTCTTGAAGGAAAGGATATAAGCCTACGGGTAATTCCATAGACTGCACGTTAAACAATCTTATCTTACCGTCCCATACACGATTTCTATATGCTGGCATATATTTATAACCAGGAACAAAGAAACTGAAAAAATCACTTAGTTCATTGGCGATACCATAGTCACAACCAACATGCATCATGCTATGGTTTTTATTTTTTATAAGTAGATCACTCATGATGTATAAATAGCATTAGTTAATATTTTCTTTAATAGGTGTGAATATGCCATACAAAGTTACTAGTACTTATATTGGAATTAGAGATGAAGATTTGTGGGTTGATGCTGATAGTGCAGAAGACTTTAGGCTTAGATACGTAATCACACCATTCATTGATGAAGTTCATGATACATGGAGTTGGCTTGAATTTATGAAAGGCAACGAGGATTTTGTTGCTGATAAAGATAACATTCTTAGACAAAGAACTCCTCAAAATGTTACCTTTGATGCATCTACACAGATCTATACCGTTGATCATATCTATGATAGCGAAGGAAGCTATGAACATTATGAGGCCATTGCAGCAGAAAGAAAAAGTGCAATTGCTGCTTTATATAATCAATATTTGCAAGGCCTTCACAACGATTCAGACACTGAAGAGTTTAATATTCAGGTGCAATTTAGGCGTCAAATGTATAACAAAAATTTGACAATTGATTCTGATTATAGCGGTTAATCACCTCTTTCAAACATTCTCCAGCGAATCATATTGCCTATAGTTTGATGCCTCCATTTTAAATTATCGACAATTTCTTCGAGCGTTTCAATTACAGTTTTCCAATATTGAATTTTATCTTCGCTCTTACGTATATCTATATCTGCTTCATAGTAATAATCCATCTCGCCTTTTAAGACTTTCAAACCATTAAATGGATCATACTCCCAACCTCTCTGCTCAATTTCATCTTGATCCATCTTACCATTATAGTATAGCCATTTATCCTTCAATAAGATTTTTTGATCTGCTTCAGATCTTTTCAATTGAAGTTTGGCTAAAGATCTTAGTTCAAGATATTTAGCATGTAAAGCTGGAGTTTGACGAGAATCTTCGTCTAATGAGTTCTGTCCAATTTGACAGTCTTCTTTCCACATTTTAATAATATTATCAAGATTTAGCATTCACATCTCCATTACAAATATCTATTATATCACAAAAATGTGATTATGTAAAATCAAATTGTGTGTAAGAAAATGTTACTGGTACAGTGATAGCTTGTATACTACCAGTCGTTGAAGTAAAATTAACAGTACCAAGGGAAGTAGGAAAGGCATCTTTATATTTAAAAGACCTAACTTGATTACTATGGCTTGTTAAAATAATCATTTGAATATCATATTCAGTTTTAAGTGTGCTACCTACCAAAGTATCTGTGGCATTAATAGCTTTTTGTTGTGTTCTCAACATCCATGAATGAAGTTCTTCGTATACTTTCATATCCTCATCAATTAGAATATCCGCTTGCATTTGGGAGTACATAATTTTATCGCCAGGAAATTTAGCGTCAGTACCTCTAAATGCTTGTACAGTTTCACTAATGTCTATGGATGGATGCGTTATATTACTGGCAAAAAATTCAAAGTTGCCAAATTGAGCTCTATCAATAACAAGTTTAAATCCAGTAGGTTGTAAAAAATTTGGTGATAGTAAAGTTGCCATATGACCTTCCTTTCTTATCTATTTATAATGAAAAAAAGGGAGGAGCCAAAGCCCCTCCCAAGAGATAGAAAGTTATTATTATCGAATCTATTAGCTGCCGAGAATATCGTCGACGCGGAAGATACGATAGTATTGGTTTGTCTTAACTGCGGCCAAACCGTTAGAAGGTGTAGCACCAACGAAAGGATTGGAGGCCATGCCGTAGCGAGTCTTGAAACCAATCTTTGGCTGGAATGTATCTTCACCAACTGCACGAACCATTGTCAATGGTACGTATGGGCAATAGAATACGCCAGCGTCGTATGGGTTTGAGCCTTTGTAACCAACGGTGACGTAATCAACAACTGCATATGGGTCAATGTAGACTTTCATGCGGCCATTGAGTGTACCAGCGAAGGTGTTGCCTGTGTCG